GAAAAAAATAATGAGAACTGATTATCAACCAAAACCTAGAGTAAAACCTAGACCTGACCATGAAAAAGCAAATGGTAAGGTTTATTCAGGTAAAGATAAAAGTATGATCGCATTAAAGAAAAAAGGTGAGATCAAAAAAAATACTCAAACAGGTTAATACAAATGGCAAAAGCAAAAGGTCTATACGCTAACATCCGAGCGAAAAGAAATAGAATCAAAGCCGGTAGTAATGAAAAAATGAGAAGACCAGGAGCTAAAGGTGCGCCTACTGAAGCTAACTTTAAAAGAGCAGCGAAGACAGCTAAAAAACCAGCTAAAAAACCAGCTAGAAAAAGAAAGTAATGACTATCAGCAAGACCACTAAAGGTCCGGGAGCTAATTACAGACCTACTAAATCTGGTGCTGGCATGACGGCTAAAGGTGTAAGAGCATATCGAAAAGCTAATCCTGGATCAAAATTAAAAACTGCAGTAACAGGGAAAGTTAAGAAAGGTTCAGCGGCAGCTAAACGTAGAAAGTCATATTGTGCAAGGTCACTTGGACAACTTAAACGATCTTCTGCTAAAACTAGAAATGATCCAAATTCTAGAATTAGACAAGCCAGAAGACGTTGGAAATGCTAGACAGATTTATATATAATTTTCTTGGACTATTAGATATTATGTTTTCTAAATTAGAAACATATGCTATAAAAATTACAGAATACTGTTGGCAAACAAGAGTAAGAATTTTAAAGAAAAGGAGAAAGAAATGAAAAGAGCAATACTAGAAGCACTAGAAGCAAGATATAATGCACAGATAGCTGAAGCTGATGCAACAATTAAAATATATCTAGAAAATTCTGTAGGTATTGGTGAGCACCCACAACACATTGACGAAGTGGATAAACTAATTACTAAAATAGCAGAAGCAAATGAAAAATTAAACGAATTACAGGCATTTAAAGTATGATTGATCCAATAACAATTGTTTACAAAATTCAACGAATGTTGAAAGAGGGAATCAACCAAATCCAAGAAACTTATACATCTGGATCGGTTGACAATATGGAAAAATACAAGTATCTACTTGGTAAAGCACATGCTTTACAAATAATACAACAGGAAATCTCTAACCTGCTAGAAGAAAAGGAGCAAAAAAATGAGCAAGGAAACGTTATCGACTTCGGAAACTCCGAGGATAAAGATGGCTCTTGAAGAAAAATATAAAGAGCAAGACAAAGAAGAAAAGTTAAAAAGAGTTGACGAAACAAATGTTGACAAAGTAATAGACAACTTACCAGAACCTTCTGGTTGGAGACTTTTAGTTTTACCTTTTACACCAAAAGAAAAAACTAAAGGTGGTTTAATATTTTCACAAGAATCTTTAGACAAAGCAAGAATCGCAACTAACTGCGGTTATGTTTTGAAAATAGGACCAGACGCGTATAAGGATAAAGAAAAATTTCCTGAAGGCCCTTGGTGTAAGAAAAAAGATTGGGTGATTTTTGCAAGATACGCTGGATCACGATTACCAATAGAAGGCGGAGAAGTCCGTATTCTTAACGACGACGAAATTTTGGGCACCGTTGCTGACCCAGAATTTATGTTGCATTACATTTAATTTCATAGGAGGAAACTATGCCAACAGACAACGAAGAAAAAAATATTCCTATGGTAGACATTGATACATCAGGACCTGATGTAGATATTGATGTACCAGAGGAAAAAGAAGAAGTAAAAGTTGAACAGGAAGAAACTGTTGAACAAGTAAAAGAAACATCTGCAGAAGGTGAAGAAAAAGACGAAGAACTCGAATCGTACAGTAAGAGAGTAAAAAGAAGAATCGATAGGCTTACTGGAAAAATAAGAGAAGCTGAAAGACAAAAAGAGGAAGCTTTAACTTATGCACAATCAGTAAAAGCAACTTCTGATAGTCTTAAGAGAAAATACTCTCAACTAGAAACAAGTGGTTTAAAAGATAGAGAAGAAAAAATTCAATCTAATCTTAAAGCTACTTATGCAACATTAGCAGCTGCAAGAGAAGCCGGAGATTTAGAATCTGAAGTTAATGCTCAAAAAGAAATTGCTAGACTTGGTTACGAGGAAGCAAGATTGGAAGAGCAAAAAAATACTACTTCTAAAGCTGAACTTATGGAAAGACCTGTAAACATTACACCGTCTAGAAAAGCCGAACAAGTTAGAACACCTGATCCAAAAGCACAGGATTGGGCTCAAAGAAACAATTGGTTTGGTAAAGATAGTGCAATGACTTATACTGCTTTTGATATCCACAAAAAACTAGTGGATGAAGAAGATTTTGATCCTGAAAGTGATGATTATTACGTAGAGATTGATAAAAGAATAAGACTTGAATTCCCTCACAAATTTGATAGAAGTGAGGATAGGGAAACGACTAGACCTGTACGAACGGTAGCTTCGGCTAGACGTTCTGTCAAACCTGGTCGCAAAACTGTGACTCTCACACCTTCACAGGTAGCAATTGCTAAAAAATTAGGTGTGCCACTGGAAGAATATGCGAAACAGTTAAAAATCACGAAGGAGGTATAGCATATGAAAAATGAAGAAAACAAAAAGACCACCCGTGCAAGCCAGTCTAGGGCTAAGGAAAAAAGACCTACGACTTGGGCTCCCCCATCATCTTTAGATGCACCCGCTGCGCCAAAGGGTTTCAAACATAGATGGCTAAGGACAGAAGTTTTAGGGTTTGACGACACTAAAAACATGTCTGGTAAATTAAGATCAGGTTACGAATTGGTGAGAGCTGATGAATATCCAGATGAAATTTATCCCACTATGAGGGAAGGAAAATACGCAGGAGTGATTGGAGTTGGTGGCCTTGTGTTGGCAAGGATACCGGAAGAGATCGCACAATCTCGAACTGAGTACTTTAAAAAGCAAACTCAGGAGAGAAACGAAGCAATTGAACACGATCTTATGAGGGAACAACATCCTAGTATGCCGATCAATAGTGATCGACAAACGCGTGTAACTTTTGGTGGTTCGAAGAAACGTTAATTTTTTAACAATTCCTACCCGCTAAATTAAAATAAACCGTGCTGGAGGTCCTTCGGGACAGGCACATAAAGGAGAAACAACTATGGCTAATAGCTCAACTACAGGCTTTGGTTTAAGAATGATCGAAAGATTAGGTAATACACCTTCAATCGGCGGTCAATCTGAATACTTAGTCGAGTCAGGTTTAGGAGTAGGTCTTTATAAAGGTAACCCTGTTTCACTGCAAGATGCAGGTGGAGCAGAAGGCTTTTTACAAGATGCTAGTTTCGCAACTACAGACGACACAGGTAATGGTGGCGCTGCTTACGATAATGGGGCTGACTCATTATTAGTAGGTGCTTTCAACGGAATTTTTTACGTTGATAGCTCAACAGCAAAACCAAGATTTGTAAATTCTGTGGATGCAGGAACAATCTTTGGAACTGACTATAATACTGGAAGCAGCAACGGAACTGCATTCGTGAATGACGATCCAATTCAAGAATACATGATCAAAACGGACGCTGCATGTCCAACAAGTAACAACGGAAAAAGCTTCAACGTAACATCGTTTACAGCTACTGACAACAAAGACGGTCAATCGACTGTACTTTTAAATGTTGCCGGTGGTTCAGCTACTACTAAAATGTGGAAAGTTGTCAGAGTCGGTCAAGACCCTGAAAACAAAGACATTACAGCAGCTGGTGTAAACATGGTTGTTGTAGTTAATTCTGCAAGTAACTTGTATATTAACTAAGCTTAGGAATAGGAGATAAAATACTATGGCTATATCACGATCACAACTAGTTAAAGAACTAGAGCCAGGTCTGAATGCACTATTCGGCTTGGAATACAAAAACTACGAGAACGAACATGCTGAGATTTTCGATACTGAATCATCTGACAGAGCTTTTGAAGAAGAAGTAATGTTATCTGGTTTTGGTAATGCGCAAGTTAAAGCTGAAGGTCAAGGTGTATCATTCGATGATGCTCAAGAGACTTTCACTTCTCGTTACACACATGAAACAATCGCTTTAGCGTTTTCAATTACTGAAGAAGCAATTGAAGATAACTTGTATGATAGACTTGCGTCTAGATATACAAAAGCATTAGCTAGATCTATGGCTAATACTAAACAAGTTAAAGCGGCTAACGTCCTAAACAATGGTTTCGATGGAAACTTTGCAGGTGGTGACGGAGTATCACTTTTCGGTAATAATGCAGGTGGAGTAATTGTAAACCACCCTACATTAGCGGGAACGTTCTCTAACCAATTGCAAACTCCTGCTGACCTTAACGAAACATCATTAGAGCAATCTCTAATTGATATTTCTGCTTTCACTGATGAAAGAGGTCTAAAAATCGCTGCTAGAGGAATGAAAATGATCATTCACCCTAACCAGCAGTTTACAGCAGAGAGACTAATGGAATCAAAAGGTAGAACGGGAACAGCAGATAACGATATCAATGCAATCGTATCTAGAGGAATGGTACCTCAAGGTTATGTAATCAACCATTACTTAACTGATACAGATGCGTTCTATATCAAAACTGACGTACCTAATGGTATGAAAATGTTCAATAGATCACCTATTTCCACTAAAATGGAAGGTGACTTTGACACTGGTAACGTTAGATACAAAGCAAGAGA